GTTTGAACCAGTTGTATTAGAAAGTAATGATTGAAAACCTATACCAACATTACCATTCCCAGTAGTTGTATTAAATAATGATTGAAAACCTATACCTAAATTACTTTGACCAGTTGTAACCTTATTTAATGCTTGGCTTCCTATTGCAACATTTTGTATACCCGATACATTTCCAAGCATTGCTTCAAATCCTATTGCTATATTATTTGTACCAGTTGTATTAACAAATAATGCACCATTACCTATTCCAACATTTTGAAGTCCAGTTGTAGTAAATGCACCACTATTAACACCAAGATAAACACTTGAATTAGATGTTGAACCTCTTAATTCATTTGTTATCGTTCCGCTACTATTACGCAAAACTACCGATGCAGTTCCAGCGGTAATGGCTTTAATGCTCATTACTATTGTACCATTAAAATCAGTTGTTGGAGTAACACTAAATGATGTTGTTGCAGTTGCTCTAATTGAAGTTGTGCCAGTTGCAGTAATATTCCCACTTGTAAACCCACCATAAGCAATTACAACCGAACCAGCAGTTCTACCAGTAATTGTGTAAGTTAATTGATAAGATGTTAAATTAACCGCAGCCAATGAAGTTGTTAAGGCAACTACACTACCAGTAGTATGCGTGTAACCCGTAGCAAAAGAAGTACCACTCCAATTCGTACCACTACCAGTAGTTGTTAATTCAGAACCAACAACCGCTGCATCGGATGCAGTTGTGCCTTGTACATTTAATGTATTACGAAACATTGATGTTCCGTTGACATCTAATTTATAACCCGAGTCTGTATTAGTTCCTATTTGAACGTTTCCAGTGCTGCCCTTAATTTGCATTTGGTAGGTGCTATTGCTTCCAATAGTGCTGAAGTATATATCTTGAGCAACACCTATTTGATTTGAGTTAGCAATAAATGCCAACCTATTATTACCTAATGAAGCAAAGACCATTGTGCTTTGCTGACTTGTATTGGTGTAGTTTGAAGGCTGATAAGCAATGCCACCGCCAAGCTGAGTGTTGACTGTGAAGAATATACCAGCTAAAGCCTGAGTCCCTGTGTTAGTATTGTTAATGTTTAAAGCACCTCCAAAAGTACCATTTGATAAAGTTATATCTAAAGCATTTGTTAATCTTGCTCCTCCGTTGACATCAAGTAAATAAGTCCCCTCTGTAGTAGTCCCCAAAAGCAACCGCCCAGCAGCTGTGAGGGTCATCTGTGCAGTTGATGAATCCCCAGCTGCAAATTTTATTTTGCCTGAACTATAACCATTAAAAAGTGACAAATCACCATAGTTACCATTAGCAATAAATCCATCTTTTGCATCTAATATTTTGTAAGCAGTTACTAAAGATGAATTTTTGCCAATAAAAAGAGTTCCAGAACCATTATCACTTGTAAATCTTGAACTTGAATTTGAACCAGTTCCTGATGTTGTATTTGATACAGTAATATATGTATTTGCATTCTGATTCTTAGTAAGTGTAAAAGAACCAGTAGAGTCAGTATAAGTCAACCCCGAACTCGCACCAAATGAACCCGCATTGTTATATTGTATCTGAGTATCAGAACCAGCTGGAGTACCACCACTCACACTTGCCCAGGTGTTATCCCCTCTTAGGTATGTAGTTGATGATGGAGTACCAGTTGCACTTAGTTTAGCAACACCTACAACTGCATTGTCAATTGTCCAAGTTGACCCACTACTACTGACTGTTATGTCTCCCTTGTCACCATCACTTACTGAACCAGTAACTGTCCACGACCTATCAGCAGACAAATCATATGCAGTGCCATTGATGGTTAATTGCCTTGTATTTGGTACAGGAGTATACCCTAATGCACCCGCGATTGTATTGTTTTGATATCTGCTATTTGCACTACTCCAAAAGATTCCATCATTGTTTGATGGTGTAGGTACATACACATCGTGCAACTCACCTATCTCATAACCATTGTCACATTTTACAAATATCTTGCCATTGTTAGCGTGAGCATATACTACATAACCAAGAACCACTGTGTGGTTAGGTGCAGTAGGTTTGATATTGGTGATTGCTCCTGCCGTTGTAGGACTAAGATAAAGTACATCACCATCTGCCCAAGTCTCACCTTGAAGTGATCCTGTTGTGTTAATTCCTCTAACAATTCCACTTGTAGTGATAAACCCCTCTTGATTATTGTTAATCGTTTCAGTAACTATCCCAAGCGTATCTGTACTATTAGCATCATTGTTACCCTGTGCCAAATCAACCGCCAATCTCTGCCCTTGAGCATCAGTTACCTTTACAACCTGATAAGCACTTTCAAGCAAGTTAACACCGCTTTTATTTACTACCCTTTGGACTTGCTCTTGCCCTACTTGAAGCGTAACATTTCCACCTTTAAGACCTAAATCAAGTGTTCCATCAGTATCATTCCACCTCATTACAGCAACTCCTGCTGTGCCTGTTGGTGATTGGTCAAACTCAACTTGCCCCGCTTTTAACTCATACTCTCCGAGGTCAACATTAGCAGTAGCACCAGTATAAGGTACTTTATCATCAAGAGCATTTTGTAGGTCAGTTTGGTCGCTTAAAGTGCCTGTGATGTCACCCCATACAGCTGCACCACCTGCACCACTTGTACCACTATAGTTGACCACAACATAGACTGGCGAGACTGATGTGCTGACATACACATCACTACTTGTATAATTTATCTTGATTACCATCTTTAACTTGTTATTTGATCAACAACTTTAACAAAGCCTTGCATCCATGTGTATACCCCAGTATCAGTAGTTACCTGAAGTTCATAGTTAAACTCACCCACAGTATATGTGGCAGTAGTGACAGCAGTCAAAGTCACTGTTCTTTCATTTGTATCACCCTCAACAAAATCAGCATTGTTCCACGTGAAAATTGTAGTGCCTGCGCTATTCTTTGCCATAAGCTTAAAAGTATATGTACTGACATCAATTGCCACCTCTTGACATTCATCTTCCCAAAATGACAATGGGAGGATATAAGTGTCTCCCTTCTTTATCTGTCTTAAATTATGTTCGCCTATCATAAGTGTAAATTTAAGATTTATTATGGTTATAAAGCAATATAAGCAGCAACAACTGAAGTGCCATTTAAGGATGCCCCAAGTGATATAACAAAGTTACCAGCTGTTGGCTCAGTCACCACATAATTATAGTACCACTGGCCGCCATACCCAACCGCTACAAGCTTATGCGTAGCAGTATCGCGCCCCGTTATCGTACCACTTGCCACAGTATAAGTGTCAATAATTGTCAACTCAGTGAAATTTCCCGTACCTTGAATCGTATAGCTATATGATGCATTTGACCCCACAGCTGAGTCAAGTGTCAAATCTTGTACATAACAATCAAATTGATATATTCTATAATTGTTCTGGGCATCAATCAAATCAAGAAAAGCTGTAAACTTTGTGTCTGTCCCACTAAAGAAATCACTAAAAAACTCAATGGGATGCATATAAGTCTGAACCATTTTAACCAATCCGCTACCGCTTATAGTGAAATTTCTTCTCGCTGGTATATATTCCCTATATAGTCCATTTGTCTTGGGGGCAAGTTCTATAAAATCTCTGCTTATATTCAAAGATGCATTCTTGGCGCAAGCCAATGGGTACACATTATCTTCAAAAATATATGCTATAACTAACCCTTCTGCTTTTACTACGTCTGCCATTATTTAAAGATATAACCTGATTTATAAGTAGGATACAATGAATCGTTATTGTTGAATATCAAGTAACTACTTGTAACAGTAAGTGATGTAATACTTGCGCTTAAAGTTAGTTCAATTTCATCATTTGTAGCCAAAACCACATTATCAACATTTAGATCAACATCAACCGCAAACGGACTCGTTGTAGCTGTAATTGTTACTGTTTTAAGTATTCCACTTGTGCTACTCAAAACAAAGCTTACATTAACCGGAGTTGATGATACTGTAATGCTTCCAACAACCCTACACTTAAAATCAACTGTTATTGTTGGCGTTCCAGTATATTTAAGTTTATTTCCTGTGATTACACTGAAATACTGCCCATAGTTCAAGGT